TCGGCAAAGTTTAGAAATCCCTCCATTGTATATGGTCTTGGGATGAGTTCGTAGTCATGTCTGCCATCCTTACCTACAAATACTTGTTTCTTTATTGGGTTGTTATCTATGTATACTTCCCATTCATTGAATAGCTCTATGAACTCTTGTTCTGTTAGTAGTTTTGGCTTAGGCATTTTTATTCGTGTTTTTAAAGTGGTCTAGAAATTGGTCTTCGGTTAGTTCTTCTACACATAGTAGGTTCGGCATATCTGTAAGGTAGATAACCAAGTGGTGTCCGTCTTTTCTTAGTTCGACTTCTACTGCGTGGCCTAGATGCGTCATGTTTGGCCCCATGTCTATAAGATAGAAAGCCATTACTTTTTCTTTAGTGAGTTTACGTATTTAGTCATGGCCTCGCGGGCGTGTGTGTCCCATACCCTTTGGCAGACCGCTGAGCGAGCATATTTACACGTTCCCGAATGGTTCGATAGTAGAGTTCTTTTCAGTTGACGACGAGCAGAAAATACGCGGGCGTAAACGTCACCTAGCGTGGTGTAACGAGGCCAACGAACTATTTCTAGATGACTTTACACAGCTAAACATGAGGACCGAACAAAAGCTAATCTTTGATTATAACCCGTCCGATTCGACAAGCTGGCTTTACGAACTACCAAAAGACGAAAGCATCCTAATCAAAAGCACGTATAGGGATAACCCGTTTTTACCCGACAGCATCAAACGCCAGATAGAAGACCTCAAACGTACAGACGAAGCGCTTTATCAAATCTACGCGCTAGGTGAACACGCTATAAGCAAGTCGAACATCTACTCAAACTGGACGTTTTTGCCACACAGACCCTCACGCTTTACGCAATACATTTACGGGCTAGACTTTGGATATAACCACCCCACCGCTTTGATGCGTATCTATTGGCATGAAAAAGACATTTTTATAGAACCCGTCATCTATGAAAGCTACCTCACCACGTCCAACCTAATCGAGCGCATGGCTTCCCTAGACATCGAAAAAGAAACGGAGATAATAGCCGACTACGCACGGCCCGAAATAATTGCCGAGATGAACAACGCGGGGTACAACGTGCTAAACGCTAACAAGGTTGTAAAGAAGGGCATCGACAACGTTAAGACCTTTGGCGTGTTTGCCCTAGATGACAAGCACCTAGTAAAAGAATACCAAAACTATAAATGGAAGAAGGTAGGCGACCAAATCCTAGACGAACCAGTCAAGCTATTTGATGACGCCATGGACGCCGTTAGGTACGCGACTACCTATTTGAAACAGCAATATTTTACCGACGACGCTTACTTTGCGTTCTAAATTAACACGGACTAGAATTTTAATATAGTTATGGCACAAACAATAATAGCACAACCCCAAAGCTTTACCCCCGCATATAACCCCGTAAAGTTTATAATGAGTTCCACTAACACGCCCAACGACGGCTTTAAATTCATTTTCGACGTATACGACGGGCTTACCCTAGTTGGACGTTTTAAAGTACTACCCACGTATGCATCGGGATACGGCGAACTAGACTTATCTAGGTTTCTAAGTTCATACGTAAGCTGGGATTTTCAACCAACCGTATCAAGCGACTACGATTCTTTCAAAAGTTATTATAGCTACACGGTAAAGGTAGGCGAAGAATATCTAGCGACATTCAACTACACGTCTGCCCTTACCAACTCGGTCGGGTTTGTGCGTGTGAACGTTGCCAACACCTTTGCAATAGGTGACCAAATAAACATAGTGCAAGCGGACGGCGGTACTGCCAACCCACTAGTAGAAGGGTTACACTCTGTAACCAACTCTAGCGGCTCATGGTTTGAAATTGGCGTAAGCTGGTCAAGTGTAAGCGACGCAAACATTGACGGGGTAGTAACATATGCCGACAACCGAAAGGTAGTAACCTACGACATTACTAATTTTTCCACAAAGACGGTGTTTAACGGCGCCCGCCGCTTTATTGAGTTCCCGACATACGACCAAGAAACGTACAACCCTAACGGCGTTACTAAGCTATGGCTAACAAACCAACCTCAAACGGAATTCAACGCAACGTTAGGGCAAGACCTTTGGTTAAACTTACGAGGGCGTGTAGGTAAAAAAATAGTATTTCAAAATGACAACGGCGACACGTTTTACAAGCTGCTAACGAATAACACAAATATAGAAGGCGTGGCGGTTGGCCCTAACAATTACGGGGTGTTGGTTGGTACTGGTGACCTCATTACCCCAACGACTGAGTATTACGATTTTTGGTATCAAGACACCGCGCAGTTTTCTGTAAAATACCGCGTAAACATAGATAGACGCGTACAAATAAACGAATACCATTTGTGTTTTTTGGATCGCATGGGCTCATGGTCTAGCTTTGCTTTTCAACTTAAGAGCTACGAACGCGGCGAAGTTACCCGCGACGAGTACAACAAAGATGTAGCGGGATTGGTAAGCGGTGGTGAATGGAATTACGACTATCAAGATTTTGGCTTTAGCACTTTCAACATTAACGTAGTCAAGAGCCTAGAATTAAACACCAATTGGATGACTGAAAACATGGCTAAATACTTTGAGGAATTGGTTACAAGCCCGCAAGTTTTCTTTAAGTTGGTTACCTACCTAACAACTGAAGAAGGCATCCCCGTAATAGACGAAAACGGCTGCCCCGTGCGTGTTCCCGAGTCAACTAACTACTTACCCGTAATAGTGACGAGCAACGCTTACGAAGTGTTTAAACAACGAAATAAGAACCTAATTAAGCAAACTCTAGTTGTCAAACTAGCAAATAACGATTCAATAAATGGTTAAGATTATTTTAGACACGGGCGCGTTAGACGTACGCGACGACGTTAGTTTTCCGCTTACGTTTTCAGTTGGTGAAATCCGCGACATAACAAAGCGAACGGGTACATTTTCAAAGACCATTGTACTACCCGCCACGGACAACAACAACCAGCTACTAAACCATTACTACGACGTCAACATTCAAGCTGGCACGTTTGACATTACGCAGCTAACCCGTTGCCAAGTCCTACAAAATGACGTAATCATTTTAGAAGACGCGATACTGCAATTGGTTGGCGTTAACAAATCGCAAACAACGGACGCACACGAACAAATTGTAAACTACGACGTCTTAATTAAAGACACGAAAGCGGAGTTATTCACGGCCATAACAAACGCCGAACTTACAGACCTAGACTTTAGCGACCTCAACCATTACTCAAACTCTACTAGCATTATTGCAAGCTATGGCTTTACGCAAGCCAACGGCTACAAATACGTCTTACCATACGACAACGACAACCTTTATAACGTTCGCCAACTTAAACCCGCGATATATGCCAAGACATACTTAGACCGCATCTTTGCAAATGCTGGTTTTACATACACTTGGGCAGCGCAAGCGGCGGCACGTTTTGACAAATTACTGATTCCTTACAACGGCGACGAAAACCAAATAGACTGGACAGACTACAAGGTACGCGCTAGAGCTTCGTATACTACTACACAAACCCCGGGTGTTGGTAACTTCTATACCTTTGAGGAAACGATAACGGGATGGAATGAAGAACTAGACCCGCAAAACATTTTTGATCCGATAACGGGTGAATACACGGCGCCAACTAGTACAGACCCCGCTGCATCGCAAGGCTACGAATTTAACGTAACAATTCAGTACGAGGTAACATTCGAAAATACTAGCGCGTTACCAGTTCGGGCGTATCTAAACGGCGCACCGCAAGACGTTACTTTTTTTCCGTTTGTCAAAGCTTTGAACCCGTCTGGACAAGGTACAATCGGCGCGCTTACACCTATTACAATCGACACGCCTTTAGCTTCGGGTACTACTACGTTTGGAACATACGCGAACCTTGTAATTACTAGCCCGACTGGCTACATAAACACGGGCGATATTTTAACAATGGTTGCTGGCATCTTGTCAACCAACTGGCAGAACGGCGGCACAAAGTGGCGAACAACAACGACTAGCCTTTTGTCAACTGTTAACGTCAATCTAGACATTCTAGACGTGCGCGTGGAAATAATTCCCAATAGCAACACCCAACCAATCGGCGGGTTTGTTACCATGAACCAATACGTTCCGGACAAGGTAAAGCAAAGCGACTTTGTAAAGTCTATTTTTACCATGTACAACCTTTTCGCAGACGTAGACCCCGAGCAACCGAACAACATAATACTAACGCACCGCGACGAATACTACGACAACGGCGCCGAGAAGGACTGGACCAACAAACTAGCCAAAGACCGCGAACAAAACCTTGAGTTTTTACCCGACGTTACAAACAAGCGTTTAATCTTAACCTATAAACAAGACAAAGACAGCGCCAACGAATTGTATTTCGACACTACCCGCGAAGTATACGGGCAACTAGAATACATTTTTAATAGCGAATACGTCAAAGACATAGACACGAAAGAACTAATCTTTTCACCTACCCCAATAACCAATACTACATTCGGCGCAATTGTACCAATGATAGACGGACAAGCGCCTAAAAGCGGGCTTCGTATTCTTTATGATGGCGGCGTACAAACGTGTGGCTCCTACGACCTAATCGACGGCGGGCTAACGGGTACGTACGGGGTTACTACCTACCCAGCTATTACCCATTTCGACAACGCAAATACGCCTAGCTTCGACTTGAACTTTGGCACGTGCGATTTCTACTACTACCAACCGCAAACGCTAACGAACAACAATCTATATAACCTATACTGGCGCCGTACAATTAACCAGATTAACGAGGGCAAAATGCTGACGGCTATGTTTAGGCTAGACGAGCGCGACATTCACGGGCTAAAGCTAAACGACAAAATCCGCATCGACAACTCTTGGTGGAATATAAACAAGGTTATAGACTACAACGCAAACACGGACGGCCTTACGAAAGTCGAACTCATAAGCGTAGATAGCGAAATAGACCTAGCGCCGTTTATTACCAACACGGGAAGCCCAGCGCCTAGCGTTACTACTCAAGTGGCTTTGTCATCTGTTATGCAGTCGCGCATGGCCTCGGGTAACCTAATCTTAGAAGGTGCTAACGTAGCAGTATACGGCACGCGTAACACAATAGCCCAAGGCGTGCGAGGTGTCGTTATTGGCGACGACCAAACACTAAACGAGGACGGAATTATAACCCCGAGAATTAACGGCATAGCAACGCAAAGAAGCGCGTATATAGCTAACCTTACCCAAGTAGGAACGGACGCGCCTACGGCCCTAGAATTGGCTAATAACATGGGTGTAGTTACATGGACTAGGATAGACGCTGGTGAGTACCTAGGAACGCCAACAACACCATTCGACCCGTTAAGCACTTACGTAATGATTAACAACGTAGAACACGACTACTTAACAAGTTCATACATAAACACGGACGGCAACATAGTAATAGTTACTTGTAGAACTTCGGGGCATTCACACCAAGACGACATTTTAAACAACACTACTCTAGAAATTCGCACTTATTAATAGGTTAATATAGTTATGAACGAAGTACAAATACCTTTAAAACTTACGGGCGTCGGCTCGATGAAGGCCGAGTTAAGAAGCCTAAAAGCGGAAATAGCCGCGGCAACTGACCCCGCACAAATGGAGGCTCTTGCTAAAAAGGCTGGTGAACTTACAGATAGGATAAAAGACGCTAACGACGCGGTCAATGTCTTCGCATCGGGGTCTAAATTCGAACAAGTTAGCACCTCATTCGACGGGATAAAGTCTAGTTTAATGTCTTTAGACTTTCAAGAAGCTAGCGAAAAATCAAAAGTCTTCGCGAAGAACTTGGGTTCTATTGGTAAAGCTGACATTTCGGGCGCCATTAAAGGCATTACGGGAACGGTAAAAACACTCGGCGGTGCGTTTGTGCGTCTAGGTGCGCAGATTCTAGCCAATCCGTTGTTCTTATTAGCCGCGGTTATCATTGCAATTGTGGCGGGAATAGTTGTTTTCCTAGCAAAAATTGGAGTTTTAGAAAAAGCTTTCAATATATTGATGGCTCCTATAAACGCCGTAATTGATGCGTTCAAAGAGCTTACCGATAGAATGGGTTTGACTACCTACGGAGCGGAGGAAAACGCCGAAAAGATGGGTAAGGCTAACGAAAAGGCCGCCGAAAGTTCTAAGAAGCGCGTCGATAAAATAGTTGGTGCGTACGATGTAGAAATAAACAAAGCAAAGGCCGCGGGTAAAGATACCACCGACCTAGAAATAGCAAAAAGTAAAGCCATAAGCAAAGAGGCGCAAGGCCGTTTAAGTGACACACAAAAGGAATACGCAGCACTTAAGGCTATTGCATCAAAGGACAACCTAGAAAAGCGTAAGAAACTACGTGAACAAATTGAGGCTGAAAAGAAAATCATTTCCGACGGGCGTAACGAACGCAAAATGCTGCAAGATACAGACGACGCAGAACAAGAACAAAAGGACAAAGAAGCTAAAGAAAAACGAATTGAAAGACAAAAGGCTTACGCTAAGAATAGACTAGATGCTGAGCGCACTATCAAAGACATCGAGATAGGATTAATCGCAGACGAAAACGAACGCGAACTAGCGGCTACAAATGAGAAGTATAGAAGGCTAATCGAAGACGTAAAGAAAAACGAAAACCTAACGGGATCGGAAAAGGTTAAGCTAACCAAACTTTACAACGACCAGAAACAAGCCGAACTAGATAAGGCCGCGCAAGTAGAAATCGACGCGGAAAAGAAACGCCAAGAGGGAATAGCTGCGGGCATCAAAGCTTATAACGAAGCCGAGGCGATTAAAAAAGAAGAGTTAGAAGAGCAGCTTTACCAGATGGGGTTAACAGATACTCAACGCGAACTAGAGGCTAACAAATACAAGTACGACGAACTTATAGCCCAAGCCGAAAGATACGGCCTAGACGCCACGGCATTACGTGCAGAACAAGCCGCAAAAGAAAAAGAAATTACAGACAAGGTAGCAGCAGACGAAAAGGCCGCAAGCCTAAAGAAAATCGAAGCCGCTAAAGCTGAACGCGACGCGAAACTAACTCTAGCAAGTGACATAGTTAACGGCATAGGCGCCCTAGGGAACGCCTTTATAAAAGACCAAAAGAAACTAGAAAACTTCAACAAGGCTAGCGCATTAATCCAGATAGGCATCGACACGGCAAAGGCTATTTCGGCGTTGGTTGCTGCGTCAAATTCAAACCCATTTAACGGGGTGTCAGCGGGTGCCGCGGGTATTGCTCAATTTGCTAGTGGTATCTTACAAATTACCACGAACATAGCCAAAGCAAAAACGCTTCTTTCAAATCCTAGCGGGTCTGTAAATGGTGGGGGAAACCCACCGCCGTCAAACACTAGCGTTACGCCTATTACCCCAAGTGTTCAAATGTTCGGACAAGGTAACAACCTAAACACCCAAGGCCAACCAAAGAGCGTAAACACGAACCAAAACATAGTAGTGCAAGCCATTGTAAGTGAAAGCGACATAACAAGCACACAAAGTAAAATAAACAAAATCAAACAAGGCTCCGAGTTATGACAAGTTACCAATCATTAATAAAAGAAATCGAAACGTTTTATAACAACCATGTACAAGTTAAAAAGGTCGGGTCGGACTTTCAAGAGCAGATGACTAATTTTGCTACCAAAGACGAAAAATATCCTATTGTTTTTATTGTACCCGTGTCTGCGTTAGCCACCGAAAACACGAACGACTTTGTACTAGATATTTATTGTTTCGATATAATTCAAAAGGACCGCGCAAACATTAACGTAATTCTTAGCGACTGCCAGCAAATACTCTACGACTTGTATACGTACTTTATCAATTCAAATAATTACGACTTTGACTTTGTAGACGCACCAACATTTACGCCGTTAAACAACGACTTACTAGACTATGCAGCTGGTTGGGTTATGTCTGCAACTTTCAAGTTCGCACGTGTACGAATGTAAGGCTCAGCAACTGAGTCGCTAAGGTTAACAGCTTTCAAAGCTTTAGAGTCACCTTCAGCATCAAATGCGTAAATAAGTTCTGTCTTAAGCGCAAGAACCATAGTGTTAACAGGCATGCCTTCAGCAAGAACTATTTTGATACCTAAGAACGTCGGCGCAAGTGGTGCTGTTACGAATGTTTGCGTGTTGCCAGAAGCCGCAGCAATTTGATAGTTTACGAAAACGTCGCTAGATACGAACAAGCGAAGGTCTGCACGCTTAGACTGAACCGCTGCAGGTGAAGCTTGTAGAACGCTAGTCATGCGAGCCAATACGTTAGCGCTAGTAATAGCGTCAGTATAAAGACCTACGACCGCTGCGTCAGCACACAATTTTTGTAGGTAGCCGTCACAAAAAGAAAAAACAGGGTCTAAGCTTGTGGATTCACCTTGCCAAGTGATAAGCTCGGTGGCATTACCGATACAGCAC